CCAATCCAATTGGGCGCCGATTGGCGGGTAAGCGTCGCGCCTGAGTTGCTGCGCACTGCGGTTTGGCGGGGCCGGCTCAAGATCGTGCGGAGGATCGCCAAAGTGCAGGGTTTCGCCGGCCTCGGCGTGAATGAAGCGTTCTTCGCATTCGCCGCGGCGCGTCAGATAGCCGTCTTTCACGCAGTAGTATTTGCAAATCATCGCTTGGCCCCCATCACCATAATTCTGCGGTTCCAGAAGTAGAAGCCATTTACGTCGCCAGTCTGTGTGCCGTAGAAACGGTAGGTGTATTCCTGCTCACTGCCAACAAGCGGCGTGGTGTCCTTGGCAAACCATGTATGCACAATCGAGCCCGCGTTATTTGGCATGGTGATCGTACTGGTCGAAATGATGCGCTCGGTCTGCGTGGGGCTTGATACCGTGACCTTATAAACGGCGTAGTGGTTGCCGCCGGTGTCGTCGCCGGGAAGGCAAGACACGAACACAAGCACGCCGGAGTTTTCCGGTAGCGTAAGCTGCACCGAGGCCAAAAGCTGATAGGTGCCCTGCTGATTCCAAGCATGCACCGTTTCGCTCAGGATTTCCGAATACACCGGCACCGTCACTGCGTTGCCGCGAATCTTGAGCGTATCGACGGCGGCATCCTGAATCAGCGCAGTGGTGATCGTGGCGCGTTTGATGAGCGCCTCGTCCATATACACGCCGGCCGGGTTGCCCGCGCCATCGGTCGAGGTGGTGACGATAAACGGAATCTTGGGCGTGACGCCCGGCCCCGATGGGCTGGCAATGGCGAAGCGGTCGGCGCGAATAATGAACTCGGAAAACGGCGTCGAGTTGTTGGACGTGCTGATGAGGCCAAACCCCGACACATAGCCGTTGTTGTCGATCTTGACCGAATACTTGCCGTAAATGTCGTTGTCGGCGTTGGCCCGCACCGTGGATTCGGTCTGCAAAGCGATGGTGTTGTCCGACACCGATGCCTGAATCGTGGAGATTGAGCTTGTCAGCGCCGCGACGTTGTTGGCGGTGGTGGTCTGTTGCAACTGAAGCGCGGCCAGGTTGCCATTGACCGAGGCAAGCTGCGTATTGACGGTGCTGGTGATCGCGTTGTCAGCATTGGCCCGCGTCGTGGCTTCATTGGTGATCGCAGCTTCGGTGCTGGATACCCGCGTGGTCAGACTGGTGAGCGAGTTCGCCTGCTGTGCGGTCGTGGTGTTGAGCGTGCTTATACTCGACTCCGCAGACCCCATGCGTGTGGTCAGGCTGGCCAACGATTGCGCCTGATTGAACGACGTTTGCTGCAAATCGCTGATGTTTGACTCAGATGTTCCGACGCGGGTAGTCAGGCTGGTCAGAGAAGTGGCCTGCTGCGCCGTGGTGGATTGCAAGTTGATGATGGTCGATTCGGCGCCGGATACGCGCGTGGTCAGCCCGCTGATTTGCGTGGCTTGGGTGGCCGTGGTGGTTTGCAGCGTTGCAATCTGCGAGCCTTGCGTGGTGTCGAAGCCAAGCCGGGTGGCAGCCTCGGCGGCGAGATCGTCGGCCACTTGCTGAACGGCGGCAATCCGAGCGTTTTGCTCATCGACGATGGCGGTATCAATCAGGTCGATGCGCTCGCCCAACTCCCGGAACAAACGCGACTCAAAAATCTGCGCTTCAAGGTCGTTAATGATGCGCGAAATCTCGCCCGTAGTGATTCCTGTTGCGGGGTTCCCCGCAAGGCGCTGAAATGCGCTCGACAGCCCGCCGACTGTACCGGCGAGGGTATCCACCTCGCTGCGCGTGACAAACGCCATGTCGCCCTTGCCGCTGTTGCCGTTGCGCACGTTCCAGCCATCGACAATGGCGCGCAGCACTTGGCGCACGTTCTGATCGGCCACGGCATCCAGCACCGCGATTGGTACGCCTGGGATGCCGCGCTTGGTGTCCATCGCCATTGTCAGACCGTCGCCAAATCGCGGGCAGACTCACCTACCCGCAATTCCCTAAATCGTCCGGCGCCGGTGAGCTTGAACTTCCAGCGGTCGGACTTGAACCCGGCCGGCAGCCGGAAATCGGTCGTCCCGGCTGCGAGCACTTGCGTATGCTTGAGTTGCCCATCGGCATACATTTCAAGCGTCCAGTTGCCGGTGGCCACGGCCTGGGCAAACCCTAAGTTAATGGGGCGCTCGAACACGCGCTCGCGCGATTGCCACACGGCCGTTTGATCTGCTCCGCCGTTGAACTGGTACAGAATCTGGCCGTTGGCGTAATAGAACTGATCTGCCATCGGGCTGGTAAATCCGCATGTCGCGTTGAAACCGTACAGGTCAGTCATGGTGCCGTCGGCTTCATCGACGCGAATCATAAACGGCACAAACGAAGCGGCGCCCGACCAGACCACAAGCCGGCCGTCCCATGCGGCAAAGCGCATCCCCGACAGGCCGGCGGCGTAGCGTTCCCGCCACACGTCGCGGGTGAAGAATTTTTGGCTTTGAATGAGGCTGGCGCTGCCGCCCGCCAACACCACTAGCCCGTCGTTGCTGGCGTAGATCACCGCTCCATCGACCACGGCAATCGACCACTTTGACACGCCGGCCTGATCGACATTGAGCCGGGTCGTAGTCATGGAATCCGGCGACACGCCCGACACCAGATAGGGGTGCGTCACCGTGGTAATGACGGCGCCGGAGCCGTGAGCGATCCCGCCCACAATGCTGTTTGGCAACGGCTTTACATACGCCGGCGGCCATGCCCAAGGCTTATAGGCTTCGGAGAAGTGCAGTTCATTTCCCTTCCACGCGCAGAGGATGCCATTGGGCAACGCCATCAGCCCGATCAGCGCCGAGTCAGGGGGGTAATAGTCGGTTGAAGCAAGCTGCTCGTTGAGTTGCTCGCCCTTCACAGTGTCGTTGAACACGAACGTCGGGCCGGCTTCGGTCAGAACCGCAATCGAGCCGACGTAGAAGTAGTCGGCAATGGTCGAGCCGCTGGGGGTGCGGTAGATGCGGATTTCTTTGAGCGGCGCGTAGCTGCCGACTGCATCCTTGGTGACGGTGACATTGACGGCCACAACGGGCGAGGTCGTCACCACAACCGGGGCGCTGGGCGGGCCTTCCTCGTTGTAGGTGTTGACGTAGGTATAGACGTAGGCGCGCGCCTCCTTGTCGGCTTCCTTGATACCGGTCGTCAGCGTGACGGTGTAATAGTCATTTGCCGGATCCTGCGACATGGACAGCGAGTAAATGCCGCCCGTACTCTCGAACGAGGAATTGCTGGTGTAAATGTCGAAGATTTGCGAACTGTCAGTTTTGCTGGTCGCCGTCACGCGCAACACCGGAAATGCCTGCGCGTCCGTTTCATCCAGCTTTGCGGGCGGAATGAACGTGTATTGCTTGCCGTCATCCACCACGGTCGGGCTGACCGACTGCTCCTGATACTTCACCCCGCCATATTCGTAATGAAATTTGAAAACAAAGTTGGCGTTTGCGCTGGTGTATTGGGTGATCGGCACCGCCAAGACCGGGGCCACGGTCGGGCGCGGAACGCCGACCAGATACGACGAAGAAGGCGGGCCGCCTTGTACTTTGGTGGCGGTTCGATCTGCCACTTTGAACCCGCCGTCGCCGGTGTAATAGAGCCGGTTGAAGGTGTCTTTGGCAATGGGCGAGCGCACCGCATTAACGTCAGTCGTCCAGGTGTAGAAAGTCAGGCCGTCGTCGGTGTAGATCGAGGCCGGGGCATTCTGCATCTGATTGAGCGCGTACCCAGCTTTTGTGTTGCGCAGTTCGCCGTAGGCGAAGTCACAGTTTCGGGCAAGGGTGGCCGCGCCCTCGGGCAACAGCGATTCAGGAATTCGGGGGCGAATGCCTGAAAAATTGTTGATTTTGAACGCGGCCATGAGGATTACTCAGCTTGCTTGGCAACAGATTTAGCGGAAAGGGGCTGGGTCGTCACCGCTCGCAGATAGGCAACGATGGCCGCAACAATTGCGCCGACCAAGCCTTGCATCTCGGGCGACATGGGCACTTGCAGGATGAAGCCCTGCGACACCGACAGCACCGCCAGAATTGCGGAAAACCACATCGTTTTCGACTGGAACATTATGCTTCTCCGGTTAGAGTTCTGAACTGAATTGCATCCTAGTTGCAGTTGAGGCTTTTGCGTACATATGTGTTGCATTGCCTGCCGTCAGGCTGCTGAACGACCCAGTGAAATAAATGTTGGCATTTTTGGTTGATGCAAGATCAAGACTTGGCGTCGAAATTTCCGACACCGCCCCGGACGAAGTGGATACCGCAAACGGCGCCGTTGCGCTAAACGACGGAGCGGTTCGCATGGTCACAGGGAAATTGACAATCACATAGCCCGAGCCGCTGTTGATTGCAAAGCCGGTGCCAAACCTCTCATACGAATTTTCTCCGCCAAAGCTGACAAAGAACCGTTGGCACAGCGTCAGTTCAGCCCCATATGGCTTGAACTCAAACGGCGTCGCAGAGGACGCGGCCTCGATTTGCGCGTTGTAGACATACACGCTGCTGGCGTTGGTGATGTTTGTGGTTTGAATCACCACGCGCAAACCGTTGGCCGTTCCATCGCTGGGCACCGTCACCGTCAGCGTTGCCGTTTGCACGCCGGTGGTTGGGGAATAGCTGGTTGCGCCAGATACCGTGGTCAAGGTGCTCCAGGTGCCGCCGGTCTGCGTGTTGGCAGTGGCGTTTTTTTGCACGCTGATGGTCAGGCTTCCGGCGGGTTGCGACACCGTAGAACTGAATGCAAAAGAAAAGGTGACTGTCTTGCCCTTCAGTTCATCAACATCGAACGATTCAATCGCCTGCGAAAGAAGCAGGCTGTTGGTTGCGGAGCTTGCCGTAATCGCTGCGGCGTAAGTGCCATAACCGACGACGGCCGTTGTTTGCGCTACCGTTGAAGCGGTGCCATTGGCAAACCAGCGGTCTGCCGTGTAAGCGGAGGAAGGGTTGGCAAAAGAAGTTCCACGCTGCCAAATGTCAAAATTGCCATTGATGAGCTTGTTGCGATAGCCGGTGTATCCGGCCGTCGCCTGTGTCGATGCATCTGGGAATTTGAATCCGCCCGTCGTACTTTCCACCGACCCGGCAACCGACAGCTTTTGGCCTGGCGAACTGGTGCCAATGCCGACGTTGCCGGCCGTGTCGATGCGAATACGCTCGGCACCGGCCGTGTAAAACGTCATTGGCAGAGTAGATCCGGTGCCCGAGGCAAACGACGACAGCGACACTTCAACGGCATTGACTTGCAGTTGCCCGAAGCTGCCGTTGGTTGGGTCGGACGTGTTGTAGGTGCGGAACGTGGCAATCTGCGCGGTGCCATTTGGCAACAGGAACAGGCCGGTGTTGCCGTTGGTGGTGCTGGTTTGAATGGCGACCCGGCTGGCGAGCGTGGTGTTGCTGAAATCGCCGGTGATGCGATTTCCGGTGCCGCTGAATGCGAGATTGCCAGATGGCGCAACCGTGGCCGCCGTCACCGTCCCGGTAAAGGTCGGGCTGCCTGACAGCACAAGATTCCCGCTACCAGTGCTGGTGGTGACGCCAGTGCCGCCGTAGTTCACGCCAATTACGCCGGCGTTCCAAGTGCCTGCCGTGACAGTGCCAAGCGTGGTGATGCTGGTGGAGCCCGCCGCCGGCGCGTAGGCGCTCGTAGCGGTGAAGGCTGCGCTGCCCAACGTGCCGCCACTGCCGATGTTTAGCGTCGAGCCGTCCGCACCGGCCAGCGTCATGTTGTTGCTGATGGTGAGCGTCTTGGAAGTCGTACCGCCGGCCACCGAGAACCCGGTTGCGTTGGCGGTGAGGCTCAACCCGTTATAGGTTTTGCCGGTCAAGGCGCTCGGAATGTCGCCATCGACAATCGCATTCCAGCCGGGTGCGGCCGACACAGTTCCGGTGCCGGTCTGCGTCAGGAACCGCTTGCTGGACAAAGTGCTACCCGCCAAGCGAACTGCATTGGTGCCATCGCTGTATTCAATGTCGCCCAGCGTGGTCATGGGTGACAGCGCGTTGTACGCCGCCGTCTTGCTGGTGGCGCCGGTTCCGCCGTAGGAGATACCGACCGCGCTGCCCGTCCAGGTGCCGCTGGTGATGGTGCCCACGGTGACGATGCTGGCGGATCCTGCCGCCGGGGCGTAGGCAGTGCTGGCGGTGTAGGCCGCGCTGCCGAGGGTGCCACCCGCGCCGATATTGAGCGTCGAGGCATCCGTCCCGGCCAGCGTGAGCGTGTTGCTCACCGTCAACGTCTTGCTTGTGGTGCCACCCGCCACGGTGAAGCCGGTCGCCGCTGCGGTCAGCGTGAGGCCGTTATAGGTCTTTCCGGTCAGCGCCGAAGGCACATCGGCATCGGTCAAAATATCCCACGCCGGGGCCGCCGACACCGTTCCGTTGCCGGTCTGCCGCATGAACTTGCGGGTGCTGGTGGTGTTGCCGGCCAGCCGCACGTTGTCGGTGCCGTTGTGATAAATCACATCGCCCAGCGTGGTGGTGGGCGCCAGCGCATCAAAAGCAGCGACCGCGGTGGTCTGCCCTGTGCCGCCCTTGGAAATGCCGATGGTGGTGGCATTCCATGTGCCCGTCGCCACCGTACCAAGGGTGGTGATGTTGGCCGACCCGGCCCAAGTCGAAAGCGCGGTGTTTTCGACGTTGGCCAAACCAACGTCGGATTTGCTCACCGCGCTCCACGCCGGCGCGGCGCCGTTGGTGCCGGTGCCAGTCTGCGACAAGAACAGTTTGCTGGCCGTAGTGTTGGGCGAAAGCAGCGTCGTGGTATCGGTGCCAGACTGATAGCCGATTGCGCCGAGCAGCGTGGTGCCGTTGCCACCAGCAAGATTGGTCGCCTTGGTGGCCGTCGTGGCCGTCGTGGCGCTGCCGGCAGAGCCGGAAATATCGACGCCGGACAGGGTAAGCGAACCCGAAACGCGGTTGATCGCCACCGCCGTTGTGCCCAGGTACATCGTCTGGTTGTCGAGCGCCACAGTGCCGGTCACGCTGGGCAGCGTGATCGTCGTGCCATCGGTGCCGGCCAGGGTGATGCTGTTATTTAGGGTGAGCGTTTTGCTGGTCGTACCGCCCGCAACGGTAAAACCCGTTGCATTGGCAGTCAGCGTCAGGCCGTTGTAGGTCTTTCCGGTGAGCGCGGAAGGCAAGTCTCCATCGACAATGGCCGAGGCCGACCAAGTATCGGCGCCAGTGCGGCGAACAAAGCCGGTGGTGGAAAGCCCTTCGACGGCCGCGAGGTCATTGGCAAGGCCGATAGTCGGGTTGCCAGAAACGCCGTCGCCGTTGGTGACGGTGATACCGGCCGCCGGCTGGTCGATGCTGCGAACCGATACGGCGCCCGCCCCGGTACGCGCCACGAGGCCGTTGGCCGACAGACCGGCAAATGCGGTGAGGTCAGAGTCAAGCGGCTGGTAGCCGGCCGACAGATCCGAGGTCAGGGCAATCGTGCCGCTGGCGTTAGGAATGGTCAGCGTGCGCGTGGTGCCGGTGCTGACGCCCGAAATCTCGAACGCAAGCTGTTTGGTCGGGTCGGTGTTATCCGCGATGGTCGTGGTCGAATCCACTCCAGTGATAGACACGCCGCTGATAGTGCCGCCGGTGATGGCAACGGCACTGGCGCTTTGCGTGGCCATTGAGCTCAGGCCGAGATTGGTGCGGGCGGTGCTGGCGCTGGCAACGTCGGAAAGGTTGTTGTCTTTTTGAAGCATGAGCTGCGCCGAAGCAGCCGTCATGCGTTGCTCAACGTAGCAGGTCGCTACGCCGTCGCGCGAGCGCGCGGAAGTGCCGTCTTGTGCGCGAACAATAGTCCAGTTGTTGCCGCTGGTCGCCGTGACTTTGACGATTTCAATGTTGATTTCATCTCCGCTCGATACTTCGTACATGGTTGCGTAGAAGTAATCGCTGCCCGCTGGGACAGGAAAGTTGGCGCCGTTGGTGACGGTGATTGCCGTTTGCGAATTATTGATCGAGCCGGAAAGGGTCGTGCTCGCATTGTTTTTGAACTGTAATGTTCCCATGTCACTCGTCCTTTACTCGCACGACAAATTCCACTTGCTTAACGCGGCCTGCATTCGAGGTCACGGTCAGCGTGATTTTGTATTTAACACCGTCAGTACCACCGGACAGCCATTGCTTGACCGTCTTGCCATTCAACACAAAGGTCGGGCCAAGGGTCAGCCCTGACGGCGTGACAGCCACATCAAGCGGCGAAGGGACGGGCGGATTGCCGGTTGAAACCAACGAATCGCCATCAGACAAGAACTGCGAAAAATCAATGTCGAAGTCCAGTGTTTCGGCCGGCTGTTTATAGAATCTTCCAAGAATCATTCAGTCACCTCCATCCGGCGCTCAGAGCCCTGCACAACCATCAATCGTTCGCTTGGTGCCGGCATTGCAGTCGCATAATCAGAGGCGGCCGACTGGGTAATTGCTGCGGCAGTTGTTTGTGCTGACAAAACGTATGTGATGCCGATTGTTGCACTGCTTGCCGCATTCGCCTGTGTTTGCGCGCCAAAAAAAAGAACGCTACCAGCGAGCACCGGATTTGATGCGGCTTGGGCGGCTTGCACGCTGGGTTGCAGATTCAGCTTGGTCAATGGGCTTGCGGCTCCGATTGCATAGCAAACAGACGCCGCATTCAGCGCAATTTTCCGTTCGCTGTTTGCTGTTGCAATGGCGCTGGGGTCTGTTTCTGCACCAATACGGTAGCGGCTGGTGACATTTGCGGAAGCACTGCACCGCGCCACAATTTCCGCGTAAGACGGCACTTTGCGCAGCGCATTGACTTCACCCACTGCCGAGGCCACAGCGGTTGCCCCGCGATACACAAGCGACCCGCCTGGAATTGCCGCCGTAGCCGCTTCTGCGTTGGCAATCGCGCCATTGGCCGCACGCACAAAACTTCCGTTTTCCGCGCTTTGGGATTGCGCAGTTGTGTTTGCAGAAAAGCGAAATACCAAGCGCGGTGAAGCGGTGGCAATGGCAGAGGGTGTTGCCGACACGCCAAGCGCAATGTTGTTGTAGGCATTGCACGAAATGATGGCCTGGCAGGTTGTGCTTGCCGTCAATTCGGCGCGGCGCGTAGTTGATGCCGACCCAGTGCTTTTTGCTTGCGTTGATGCGGTTGCGGTCAGTCGAAGCCTGATGCTCGACAGTTCGCATACAACCTCAGCGGTTCCCGTCAGTTCGACGAGCGTTTGCCCTTCTTCGCTACCTGGAAACGAAGTGACGTTGATTGCGCCGGAGTTGATCGCACTGCTTGTTATTCCGGTTGGCATGCGATCTTTCTCCGTTTAAGGACATTGCCACTCATTTAATGGTGATCGCAATGTTTCCTTCAGGCACAACCACGCTGTCACCGCTTACAACCAAACGCGACGATCCAAGCGCGCCAGAGTAAAGGATGTTGCCGTCGCCGGCGGTTGCGCTGTCCCAAATGGCCCAATGCGTGATGGTTTGTCCAGTCGGGCCTGTAGAAGCCGGGAACACCAGCGCCGAGCCGTTGGTGACAAGCACATCGACGTTGCCGTTAGCGCCTTCGGCCAAAGGGGTCGCCGTCAAACTGTTCAACGGCTGCCTCTCATACGCGCCAAAAGTCGCCTCGTTTCCGTAAGTCGAATCACTTGGCGACGCGGTGTGCAGGGCAAGCCACAGACCATCCGGCGGGGTAAAACTTGCCCTCACCGGGTTCAGTGACATATTGAACAGCGCGAACGCCAAATACTTCGACAGGCCGGCCATGATTAGGTCAGGTCAATAACCAATTGGCCGGTCGGAATCACCACCACGTCGCCGGATTGCACGCTGCGGCTGGACGAGAGCGAGCCCGAATACATCAGGTACGCGCTGGTGCCAAGCGTTTGATCCGACCAGATCGCCCAGTGCGTGACGGTCTGCGTGGCGCCGGTTGAGGCCGGGAAGTTAATGTCGCCGGTGTTGGTTGCGCGAACGCTTTGCTCGGGAGCGGCGCCGGTTGTGCTGGAGGCCATCAGCGCGGCCACATTGACGCGGGCATAGCCGGAGTAGGTGGCTTCATTGCCGCCGCTGGTGTCATCCGGGGCGGCAGTATGCAGGCTCATCCACACGCCGGGCTTGGCGCTGAGGCTGGTGCGGGTCGAGGCCAGGGTGGCATCGAAGATGGATTGCGCGAGGGCTTTGGAAAATCCAGGCATGGTTCAAACTCCTATTGCGTAAGGTTGCTTGGGTTGGCGGGGGCTTGCACGTTGGGGTTGGCCCCCACTTCAACACGCGCTTTGCCGGTCAGAGATGCGAGGAAGGCGTTGTAATACACGGTGGAACGCGACTGATCGGCAAATTCTGTGTCTTTGCTGAACGCGCGATACAGCATGTAGTCGAGCAACATCGTTTGGTAGATGTTGTCGAGCGTAATGGCGCCGCCCAGCGTGGCATCCGGCGGTTCCGCGCCGTAGGCAATTTCAACGTATCCCGTCCCAGTGTTGGGCGGATAGACGTAGAACGTCTTTGGGTCGAGCACCGAATAAACGTAGTGCTGCACTTCCGATTCTGTTGCGGCACCATGCCAATTGGGCAGCCGCGCATCCAGCATTTCTTGCTGCACAATTCGCACCACCCGACCCGGTGTGGTGCCATTGGCACCCATGTTTCGAGGGATATTGACCAGTTGCACCCCGTCTGCCGGAAGCGATTGCTTGGTTCCCTGCGTCATCAACACTGACACGTTTCTGACGTAGGCATTGGGCTTGTACATAACGACAGTACGTTGCCCGTCGTTAAGCCAGCCCAGCAATTCGACATCCGACCAGCGCACGCCGGTCAAGTCCTGCAACACGGTCTGCACTTTGTCGATCACGGAGGCGGTTGATAGGGTTCCCATGTGCGCCTCAGTGATGTGACTTCACGCGAATGTCAGCCCGCGACAATGCGCGAACGGCAGAAGCTCGAGCGTTGGCAATAGCGTTGTCGAACACCCGGCGACGGTCGGCGCCGGTAGCCAAATCCGTCCAAGGTTTGCCCGGCATCAGCATCAGGCGTGCCACGGCGCCGGCCGTTATTTCTTCAACGTGCTGGCTCCAAATCCAGCCGGGGAAGCTGGTGGTAGCTTGTGCTGGTTGCAGCGCAAGCGTCATCGTCAGACCGTTGGTGATGTTGGCATCGGGCAATGCGGCCAAAACGATCTGCTCGGTATCCACTTGCGTGAAATACTTTGGCGTTGCCGAGGTGGTGCGCCAGTTGGGCAACTCACCATCAAGCCAATCCAGCGTTTTGTTGATAAGCGGTACGCCGTTGTAGGCTGCGCCAATCACCGCTGCAACATCGGTTCCGGTGTCCGGTTCCAGGTCATAGAAGGCTTCCCCGGCCACAACGCTCTGCGGGTCGGGCAGAAATTTCCACACCCACGATTCACGGCAAAACTCGATCACCGCACGCTTGATTGCGTTTTCCGTGACGGGGTTAGACGGGTCTGCCGCCAAGTGCG